GATTTAGAATAAAACTTATTCATATTAGCTATAGACGTATTAATACTATCAGGTACTATATGACCCATCATTTTTATATCAAAATTAGTCTTTACTGTACGATCTTCACCTTGATTCATTTCAGTAGTAGTAGTATAATTATCTATCATAGCCCGAAAATTAAATTTTTCTGGGTCTCCCCAGTAAGCATCAGAAGCAAAATTAATAGACTCTACTATTTTATTCATTTGTTCTACATATTCAGTAAAAATTATACAAGAATAAGTAATATTTACATAATCAGGTATTATAACGCCATATAACTCTTCGACTTTATTTCTATTAGTAAGAGCAGTGAACCTATCATAGACATTTTTTTTAGAATATTTTTTTTGAAAAATTGAAAAGTTATTTGGATTATTAGCATCTAATTTATTACCAAGAGCTCTATTTTTTTCTATAGAATCTCTTTTAAACATAATTAAAGGAGTCTGTATCTTACCGTTTTTATCTCGATAATAGCCGTCTTTTTGCACAGCTGCCCATCTTTCAGGTGAACCGTATAAAATAGGAACATTAATACGTTTACCATTACGGATAACTGACGGTTTGATAACGTTGTTAAAATAATATACTATAGTTTCATCTATATCTCTTAAACCTATACTAAATTGTTTAACGTCATCATTTTTAACTGAGCGTTGATAACCTCTATTTTTACGTAATTGGTCAGGAGTTGACTGTTTTACTGCTTTTTTATAGGTTTCGATACTATCTTGCGAAAGTTGTGACTGTCTTTTAGGTAATATTCTAGTTTTTCTAGCCATAAATTAACGTACGTTTACTATTCCTACTTTTTCTGCTCTTGTTAAGTGACAGTCTACTATAATTGATACAGATGAACCAAATTTATGTCCAAATTGAGTTAAGTTATAATTACTGTCTCTACCGAAAAATAACTGGTTCTCTCTAACAGTATCTACTTCATAATAGTCTTCATGCCACATTACTACATCCCCTACTTCAGGAACAGTATTAGCATCTACTAAATCTTCTCTTATAAAAGCAAATGATGCTTCTCTACCTAAATCAGGACCGAATTCATCAACATTAAACACTTGATCACCTCTAGTAATAAGACAATTTAGTTTTACTGGGTCTAAATAAACTTTATCAACAGCTTCTCCGTATAAATTTGCTTGAGTATCTACTAATGATAGTTTATAGTAGCCTATTTCTTGTTCTACTATATCTTTTAGAATCTCTCTACTAATATGAGTTGAGAGTACGTTGAAATCTTTTTGACTTCCAAATAGCATAATTTATTTTTTCTTTTCAATCGTTTTATCTGCAACTTCAACTCTTTTTACTTGAGGTATTCTCTGTATAGAAGTATTTTTAAAAGAAGCAAATGCTTCACTTGCAGGTTTAGTAGTTAGTATTTTTACTTTCATGATAGCAGTATTATTATTACTATCATGAGATACTTGTCCTACAGTTAATACTCCTGGAATAGCTCTTAACATTTCGCCTATATCTTGAACTGTTACATCTTCTGTATGCCCTATCCTCACCATCGCTTGGTAAATAGAAAATTGAATTTCAGATATTAAATTTAATATTTTCATTATCCTATATATACATGCATAGGTACTCCTTGCATTGCATCATTTATAAATTTAGTTTGTGTAGCAGCCATTTCTAATTGATTAGTCATTGAGGCTGTTTGCATAGTAGCTTTTAAATCTTCTACTAAAAATACTTTTTCTTCTCTCGCATCTGCTAATAAATCAGCTGCATTCATAGTTACTTCTGAACCTGGTACTGGTACTGTCTGATATTTACCTCTAATGTACGCTAACATTTCTTTACAAGTAGCTACAGTGTATTTAAATATCCACTGTCTACCTATTGCATTAATTTCTGAGTAGATTAAATTTTGTGCGTTTACATTAGATATATTAGTAGCCACACCTGAACTAGAAGTTCCTCCTCCTGTGCCTGATACTGATCCTGCTGTTTCAGCATTTGCTTCAAAGCTTACACCGTCGTTAGTATTGTATGTTTTATCGGCAGTCCTATAGTATTCTATTCTAAGCATACCTCCAGTTGTTTTTGGAACTGGAAATACTCTTAGTTTATTATTATTTATTTCAAAAGTATAAGCCGATCTTCTGATTGAATCATTAAATTCTATTGCTTGAACTTTTAATAAATCATACGAAGCAGGCATTAGCAAAAAGTTTACACCTGGACTGTAGGAACCAAAGTCAAAAGCATCCATTAATGATTGTATACCTGTTCCTGTTCCTGCATAAGGATCAAAATACCTTAACATAGCAGGAGTAGCTTGATAGAATACTCTTCTAACTTCAATATCTCCATCATCTATTATAGCTTCTAGATCATACTGCTGTTTACTAGCAGTTAGAGGTATAAGAGCACTTTTCATATCTACATCCCCGCCAACTCCAGCTTCCATACCATACTGTCTACTAGTTTCTATAACACTTTTTAAACTAGGTTTAAATAATGTTTGATTAACTGCTGTTCCTGAAGCTGATCCTCCAATTTGACTAGATACCGTTTCAGCTGCAATAGATTCGATGACTTCTTTACCGTAAGCAGTAACTGCTTCTTCAAATGCAGTATAAAATTGTCTTTCGTTTAATTCAATATCTAATACAGGGTAACCTAATTTTTCAGCACAATATCTAGCTACTTTTGGTGCATCTTCTTGAAATGATAAATCATCATCGTAAAATCCAAAAGGAGTTGATTCACCTGCTATAAAATTAGTAGTACCATCCCAAATTTGAATATGAGCGTTATTGTGTGACATAGTTTATAATATTATGTTAATGCTATAAAATAACCTACAGTAGCATTAGGATCTAAAGGAGAAGCTTTTATTGATTTCAAATCTCCATATGTGAAACTATTAAAAGTTTCATTTACAAATTCTGTGCTAAACATAAAACTACCACTACCAGAAATTAAATAATTCATTTTAGAAGTAGAGCCTGATATTTCTAAATTTATAGAGCCGGTAGATAAGTTACTTATTCTTGCATACTTTATACTACTAGAGACAAACTGACCAGCTCCTGGTAAATTTTCTACATTAATAATTTCAGTAATAGAACCTGAAGGTATATTCATTATTCTACTATCAGAGTGGTTTATACCGGGAATACGTACTTCTATGTTAGTACCTCTTTCGATTCCGTTAAGTTTTACTCTTTCTCTTATAAAGTATGTAAAGTTAGCCATTTTAATATAGTTTATTTATAAATAGCAATTAATCCCTGAAGGTTTTGTATACTTCTAATATAGGTGCTACTATTTGGTGTCTATGATTATATTCTAAAGATGCTGTTTTAAATCCTTCTACGTTTTCTTCTAATCTAGCTAAGAAAGAAAATCCAGTATCTCTTTTATTTTTTAAATCTATTTGTGCAAGATCTCCGCATATTACCATTTTAGAACCTTGGCCTAATCTTCCAATTACAGTTTCCATTTGACTATGAGTTACATTTTGAGCTTCGTCTACTATTACAAACGAATTTACAAAAGTCCTACCTCGCATAAATGCAAAAGGTACTATTTCTATACTACCGTTTTCCATTTCTTTTCGTACTTTAGCTTCATTATATAACATAAATAAATTATGATATATAGGAGCTAACCAAGGGTCCATTTTTTCTCTAATATCTCCTGGTAGAAATCCTATCTCTTCTTTAGCTACAGTAGGTCTAGTTATTATAACTTTATCTATCTGTTTAGTAAATAACATATCTAAAGCAACTTGTGTAGCAACTAAGGTTTTACCTGAACCGGCCATACCTTTTAACATAGTAATAGGATTATCTAAAATTAATGCTTTTGCTTTTTTTTGCTCTTCGTTAAGTTGTACGTTAAATTTAATTGGTCTTTTTGGTCTTCTCTTTTGGACGAACACGTCGTCAGTGTGATGATGTGAAGGCATATATAATAACGTTTATGTTTGTATATATAAATATCGGAAAAATAAAGTATATAACCAAAAAAAAAGAGGCCCGAAGGCCTCTCTTAATTTATAGAATATCTAAAGTAGATTATATAGTTGTTAAGTCACTAATGAAAATCTTACCGTAGAATTCTGGTCTGATCATTTTCTTAGCATATCTTGTCATGATTCCTTTTCTCGGAGTAAATGATTTTGGATCATATACTAGAGGAGTCATCATTAATGGGATATACGGAGCATATACAGCACCCGTTTCTAAGAACTGAGATCCTCTATATCCTGTTAGGATTAGATTTTCAGTCATATAAGGGTTCTTATATACTTTATAACGACCATTTAACTGACCTACTTTCTGTACACCAAATGCAAAGTCCATTTTGTCACCGTCAGTATTAGCAGCAAATCCTGGAATAGATTCTAGGATAGTTGCAACTGTTGGAGAACATACTAGGAAGTTAGCACCACCTCTAAGAGTTTTTTGGTGAATCTTGTTAGATACTTTTTGGATTTTAGTTCCTAAAGTTTGGAACCACTCTCCTTGAGAATTATAATATCCTCCTTCACTACCTGCAGCGTTAACTACCCAGTTACCTGTAGTAGTAGCACCTGACCATACTCTGTTTGATTGAGCTGACCATCTTTCAGTAGTTACAGCACCAGCAATAAGCATATCTAAGATCTCAAGATCAATCTCCATTGAAATATACTCACTCAATAAAGATGTTAACTCTGCCTCAGCGTCAATACTGTGGTAAGCGTTAAGATCTTGAGCGAATTCAGGAGTCCATTGAGCTTTTAATTTTCTTGTTTTAGCAACGATAGCTTCAGAAGCTAGCTCAACATTGATTTCTGGAATTTCTAAGTTAGAAACTGCACCAGCACTTGGAGCGTTTACATCTTCGAAATCACCTCTTGTATTATCCTTAGGTTGTTTGTGGTATCTAAAGTTAAATACAGTATCTGCATTTAATGCACTACCTGTAGAAATAATTAAAGATACTACATCACTTACTGGGTTATAAGTAGTATACTGTGGGAACTGCTCTACAATATCAGTACCTGTTGGAGATGATACTTCGATAGCACGTACTGCATCTGTATCTAAATCTGTGAAAGAAGCTCCTAAGATATCTAATTTTACTAAAGCAGAAGGTCCAGCAGCAGATCCTGATCCTGCAGCAATCATTGATGCAGAAAAGTCTCTATCATATCCATAAAGGTGCTCATCAGTAGCAATATTTATAGACGCTGTTCCTACTTTACCTGAAGCAGGTACTCCTGTTACTAAGTTACCAGCAGTAATAGTAAGTAAAGAAGAAGATACTGAATATCCAAATCTTCCTACACCATATAAACCACCAGCTACTTCTGTATCAACAGCCATTTTACTGTTAGCAGTAGATACATTACCGTACATATTTTCTCCTGAAGAGAAAGCAGCACCGTCGTTTGATCCATATTTAAAGTCTAAGTAGAATACAAGTCCTGAAGGTAAATTCATTGGCTGTACACTAACGAAGTCTTTAGCAGCAATCTGAGCAAATACTTTACGTACTAATGGTAAAGCAACACCTGCCCAGTTCTCCCCTGCACCAGCTACAGCACGTTGAGTACTTGTATTGGTAGAAGACTGCTCAGCTACGATTTGCTTGGCTTGGTTTTCCAAGATCATAGCCATGTTGTTTTTCTCGATCTCATTAGAATATCCTTCTAATAGACCAGACTGAGTCCACTTTTCAGCTAATCTTGCAGCATCTGCTTGCAAGTTTTTGAAATTTGATGTTGACTCAGACAATAATTCATTAATTTCCATGATTAAAATTTGTCTTTTAAATTTATTTAATAATTCCAGCTAATTTCTGCATTCTTTTTACAGCATCGCTAACTTCTGTTATTACTTCTGGTTTAGTAGCAGTAGTTCCAGTAGCTTTAGACGCCATACCTAATTTAGCTTCTTTGATTGTGCTTTTTGTAGGTTTACTTACTACATTATCAGCAACAGTCTCGAATACTAATTTTACTTCTTTAACTGTCTCAGCTTTATCGAATGCAGCGATAACGTTTACTTTTTGAGATTCAGTTAAACTATTTGCTTTGAAGACTCTATTTACATAAAGTAACTTAGCATTTAGAAGATTAACTTCTTGGAGTTCACCTTTAAGTTGGCTGATAGTTTCCATAGCTTCTTCTAATTCAGTATTTTCTTCTACTTCATTAGTTTCTTCTAATTCCACTTCTTCTCTACGGTGTTGAGCTGCGTCTCCAGCTGCTTTACCCATTTCTTCGAAATGTGCTGCAATCTTTTTACCCATCTCACCATATTTTCCAGCTTTAGCATCGTCCATTAGTTTTACAGTAAGAACTGAACCTCCGAATACAGCAGCAATACCTAATGCAACAGTAACAGGATCTACACCGGTCAATTCATTGATTGGTGCTTCTTCCATTTTGTCTTTGTCATCATGCATTCCTTCTTCCATTTCGTCGTCATGTTTAGCTTCATCCATTTCTTTTTTGTCGCCTTCTTTCATGTCGTCGTCATGTTTAGCTTCGTCCATTTCTTCTTTCTTACCTTCTTCTACTTCTTCTTCCAT